CCACAGAACCGATTATTGCCCCTTGGGATGTAGTACACCCTAAACCATCCGTAACTATTACAGAATATGTTCCATCTGATAATCCAGTAATAGATGGGGTTGTTTGTCCATTAGACCAAAGATATGTATATGGGGGAGTTCCTGTTAGTCCCGTAACATACAATGAACCTAAACTAACAGCACAAGCCGAATTATTAATCTGATATAGTCCAAAATTTAAGGTTGATGAACTTTTTATTATACAACTCTCACTTTTGCCCGTACAACCACCACCATCATCAGCAATAACATAATATGTTCCAGCGGATATATTAGTAAATTCAACAACATTAGACGCCTGTGATATTGTGTTGATAAGTCCATCGTTTAACTCATATAAATTAAATGTTGCTGAATCGTATAAATTAACCGTAGTTGCCGTTATTGTGCCATTAATTAATCCACAAGTAGTATTTGTTGATTCAATTGATAAACAAGTCCCTGAAGATATATTAATGTTTAGGAAAAAATATGTATTTCCTGATGGGCAACTATCTATAACATAAAAAGAATAAGTTCCAGCCGTTAATCCAGTCTGTGAATATCCTGTTATCCCAGGACCTAATGCAGTAGTTCCAGTTGTTGGACTAATCCATTGGATTGAATAATCTGGGGCTGAGCCATCAATACTAATATCAAATGCACCTAAACTACTATTTGAACAATCCCCAGTTATACCATTTAAAATGACATTTAATTCACAAGCCATTAATTACAATAAATTTTAAAGTTTATACCAATATTAATACTAAATGTAAATCCACTATCATCAGTTGAACACACTTGGTTATAGACAACAACAGTATTACTATCGGTTAAGTAATAATCATAACCCAATGATTTTAAAGAGTTTAAAGCCGAAATCAATGCGTTATAATATTGTGTTTCAGTTGGTGCGTTAAATGGTGCGATTGAATATGTGTTTCCAGTAAAGAATTCGTTTTTAACGATGGTTTTACTGTTTATTTTTAAGTCAATAAACCAATTACTTTGTAATGTATTTAATAAACAATCGTTAAGTGTATAACCATTTGTATTTAAATAATCATTCAAAATATTTCCTAATACACCAGTTAATGTTAATACTTGAGGATTTGACTGCCAAGGATAAATCTGACACTCAACAGATTCAGCACTACAATCATACTGAAATACATCTGTAATAAGAGTTGATGGTCTATTGAGTGGTACTCCACCTTTAAATCCACCATTATTATTTTTAACACTTCCTCCATCATTAAATTTAATTAATGGAACTTCAGTCCCAAATGGTGGAGTTGATACCAAAGGTCCAGTTGTTGACCCTTTAATTGGGGGGAATTCTTGTGTTCCACCCTTATCGTTGGGTATAATTTCGCATCCCTCTTGTCTTCTCCAAACAAATTTTTGTCTATGGAATATTGAATTTTCCATTCTAATTCCCGTATTCCAAATTGTTGTTGCGGGAACCATTTGTTCGATTAATCGAATCCAATAATCACCCATACCATTAACATATTCAATCATATTTTCATATTTGAAATTGTTATTTGGTAGGTTGGCAATTTCCTCAGATTGGATATATCTCCAATAGATGGATTCTAGGGTTGGATATCCCCCAGTTTTACCATTTGATGAGAATTGTCTATTTCTAACATTAATTGTATTATGCCAAAATGTTTGAGCAAATTCAAAAAATGTTTTTCTCTTTGGTTGTGGTGTAATTATCGTCCAATCCACCCCACCTTTATCAGGATAGTATTTAATCGGATTTGGATTACAAGGAGTTGGTGGAATATAATTTAAACCTTGATTTGGAATTGGGTAATTGACTTGTCTTGACATTGACCATACATCATATAAAATCCCTTGAGCAGGATTCATAAAGATATCAACATTTTTAACATTTAACACCAATTTATCATCCTCCACAAAATATCTAGCATTTAAATTACCATCCAAATTACTTCTTAACCCAGTTTCAGTGTCAAACCAACTCTTATTATTGTCAATCTGAGAAGTTAATCTAAAACCAAGATTCATAAATGGAAATCTTCTATATCTATTCAGATATGTTTGCCCATATGTTGGTGGTAATAGATTTGTTTGTAATACAGTACTTTGACCTGTAAATACACTAAATGTTAAATTAACAACTTCAGGTCCTCTATGTTGTGGAGTTTGTTCAAACCATCCTCCACCAATTTGGAAGAAATAACTATCCGTATCTTCAGGTGTTTTTGGGTAACCTTCAGAATCCATTGGGTAATCCTCTAAATTTAAGTTAACACCCGTAATTGTGTTTGTTGTTGTAAATCCAGTATAATCAATACCTTGAATTGAGAATATATTCCCTTCTTCCAATATTGGGGTTTCTTCAATATATGTACCACCGGATATTGACGCCCAATAAGTATCAAATTCAGATAAGTTAATTCTTTGGTCGGCTAAATAAACATATTCATTAAATTCAACTAGAGCTTCAGGAGCACCAATCAATCTTAATAGACCTTCAATTGATTTTCTTGTTCCTTTGGATTTAAATAGATATGCGGAATTCAATATTATATTTCTAAAATATTGATAGTTTAACTCATCTGGTGTTGGTTGTATCGCAACACCACTATAATTTGATGTATCGGTATTTGTTTCACCAAATACTGAGGTTAAAAAGTTGTCATTAGATATTGGTGTTATATTCGTACTCCATCCTAATGTTTGTGCTAAATTTTTTAACAATTGAGATGGTATGTCATTTCCCACATTATAATTAACCGAGGTCATAAATGATAAGGAGGTAATAAATTTTTGAACTTCGTCAAAACTTCTACCAAATATTTGTAATACTTTTTCAACTTTTTTACCATCTGTGTCAAATTCACTGAATGCACCAGTTGTCAAAAATCTTGACACTAAATTTGTTTGTTGGTTATCATAATATGTTGCAATCTCATTTAATGAACTTAAATATGATTGAAAGTTTGAGGTTAATATATCAATATTCCATCTACCATATAATGGGAATGTTAATTGACGATTTTGAGTAAAAAATGTCCCGTCCTCCGCTTCAGCTGGAACTTTAAATGTTGATGTGTATAGTGGTGTTACATTTCTATTTAATAGAAAGTTTTCAACATCATCCAAATCTTCACTAAAAGCCTTTGCTACAATAAAATCATTTGGCCTAACAACTATGTCATCATATATCGTAGTTTGTCCAAGAAATGGATTTCCCGCAACATATATTTTTAAAAAACCTGTGGTTAACCCACTTGTTGGTACTATTCTTGTCACATTATATCCATTACCCAAATAATAAAGTGAATAATTGGCATATTGGACTGTCATGTCCCTCAATGGAGATACCGTAATTTCTCTTAGTTCTAAATTCCTTGTAGAATTAATTGTAAAATCCACCTCAAAAGGATTACGGATTCTTGATAAATTCAAATCAAATGATGTCTGGTCATTGACAACATTATAGGATATGTTTTCAACGGTAACTCCAGATGTATAATCAATACCAATCGCATTTGATTCAATACCAGCGGGGAAATAACTAATAATTGTGGTTATTGCCGATGACATTCTTTTGACCATTGATCCATATAGAACAAAGTTTGTTACTTGAGATAGGTCAAAATTGGGATATACCTTGAAATTATTTTCAATAATGGCTTTGGCTTGATTAATATCTGTAATCCCCATTGAATCCAAACTCATTGGATTTGAGAATACCCCAGTACTAAAATTACGATTAACCTTTTCAGTAACCGAAGTTGTGAAATTAAAATTACCTTGAGTTAAACCACCCCCAGCAACAAGTTGGAATCCTACCAAATTGTCAGAAAAAGTACCTTCACCTGTTGGTGGTTGTGGGGGACAAGTAAATTTAGCCATTATTGTGATATGTTTGTAAAGTTTTTACTGAAATCAATATTATCTCCTCTATCTTGTCTAACCTCAAATAGAAGGTCATTAAATTGGTCTCGTATTTCGTATAAATTGTATTGTTTATATATGTTATTATTACTATCGTATAATGTGTAAATACCATCATCAATTGATTTGGTCTGATTACCAAATAATCCAATAGCCAATGTTGAAAAGTCGTGTTCCGCAATTTCAATATCCATAACAATCGGATTAAAGAATGTATTTGTTATAATAATATTCTGATTTGGTTGTCCAATATATGGTACTGCATTAGGTTTGTTTGATGGTGCAGTTGATGGTGATAATGTACAAAATATCAGGTTTGAATTTGAATCTGTGTATCGGTATCTAATTGACCTCTGAGAGGTGTTTGTTAAGTTTTGGACAACTGGTTCACAAAAGAAAGATGATGTGATTATACGGAAGAAATTGGGTATTTTAGACCCATCTGTATTCAAGTATTCAACTCTGAATCCAACCAACCCTTGATTGGTGAATTTATTTCTAAATTCATTTGGAACTGAATTTAAATCAATAACCAAACCCTTAACATTAGGTAATGCTGATAATATACCGCAATCCAAAATTGTAGTTCTAATTTGAGCTGGTCTAATCATTAATGTATAGATTCCAATTCTATTAAATTGTTCCGCAGGTAATGTTAAATTATATAAACCACCCAATATCTCAACATTGGCATTTCCACCAGTACTTGAGTTATTGAAATATGGTCTTAAGATTGATTTCGCATTTAATTTTGTTAATAAGAAGTTCTGTGTTTCATCTCTTGATGGAGTATAATTCAATATGATTTCAACATCTTCTGGGGAAACATCCGCTTGTCTTACGGTTCCATAATTGCCTATTGCCATTTTTTATTTGTTTTTTATAAATATCAATTTTATGTTTTTATAACATTAAAAAATCCATAACCATACTTGGTTAAATCCCCAACATTATCTACCTCACCCAATCTCATAAGTCTTTCTAAAGCCGAATTCTTTCCTCTCTCAACAAATACAGCAGATTGTACTTCAGGTTCATCAACAACATTTAAGAGATATTCTTCCTTGGTTATTGCCGAACATACAACATCAATTGGACTTACACCTGAAACAACGAATATGGTTAAATCGTCAGGATAGTCAAAATAATCTAAATTATTGATTGTATATGCGGTATATGGAAATTGTGGATTTGGTTGATATACAATACCCTTTACACCTGTTGATCCAGTTACTGGGGTGCTAGGTTTAAATTTAATAGGTCCATATTGTACTAAGTCATTGATTGATGAATTGGTATAACCTGATATAACCAAAGGTCCATCTAAGAAGGGATTATCCCCACTCTGATATATTTCACAAGTTGTATCTCCACTAAACAAGTAATCATAATCTAATGAAGTACCTGACCAACTACCACCCAACGGAGTGAAATACGCTGTACCACTAACATTATCTACAGTTACCGCTGTAAATGGAATGTAAACTTTTTTTGTTATTACACTATTTCCCCAAGGACTCATTCCACTAAAGGTTATTGTATATTCACCTGGAGTATTATATTGGTGGGGATATGGAAATGGGGTATTTGGTCCAATTATCTGAGTAGAACTAGAGTCACCCCAATTAATATAATAATTTGTAAAACTTAAATATTTCTTTAACTCAACTTCCGATGTATTATAAAAATAACACTCAAATGGGGCGGAAGAAGAACCAGAAACAATGAAATTCAACATTGTATCTTTTTGAGATATCGCCCCATCAAATACCGAATAATGTCCAACATCAATTGCGGTTTGGGATAACATTATTGGGATTGTTAATCCAGTCAATAAAGATGTTCCGTTTGTTCCACCTGATAATACTTGAGTCATTGAGGAATACGCAATGGTATAACCAGTGTATTGTATTGTCGTTGATGTTGTTGTTATCTCACAACAAGGGTCATTCTCACTTGTTGGTGAATTTCCCGCATTATACCTGACAAAAAATCTGTCTCCATTTATGACTTCAGGCGATATTCTTATATGAAAATTTCTATCACTCATTATTGTCCAACATATTCATACCATTTTATTGGGGTTGCTGTCCCTATCCTTTGATTGTTACCCCCATCAAATACTTGATAAGTTTTTTTATCATAATCCAAAACAACTTTATTATAAAAATAAGTTGACCCAGAGAAATTAAACCTACCTCCACCTTGTGGTAATACTGATTGGGGTTTATTCATCATCTTTACAAAAACACCTATTTTTGCATCAAAAAACTTTGCTGTCATATAAAAAGTATCAATATCTATAAAACTTCTACTTCTTAACCAATAAATAAAAAACCCCTCCTTGTCACCAACATAATCCAATTTAAATTTGGGGTATTTTATTTGAACTGGTGGGGTTAATGGTGATATTGTTGCACCAGTTGTAAATCCTTGTTGTGTTGGTATTATTATTGTAAAATAATTTATTTGAGTTTTTGGGTCTGATGTATCATAGAAATCCAACTTAAAAAATGAATTCGTAAAAGGTTTTGCAAAGTAATATAGTTCAGCCGAATTGAACCCCTCGGTTATATATGAATTAACCCAATCTGTTGATGCTGTTGTGGCAGTAAGTGGTCTTGGTGTACCTGTATTATAAAAGTAAAACTCATAATTAATATCTGTTTTTGTATTAGCAGGAACGACAGTTGGGTCAACATCATTATGAGCAAAACGAGTTATTTCAAAATCTTCAGGTGAACCAATAATTTGGGTTACAACATCTCTTTCAAATACTTGAATTGCATTTGACCTATCCAAAAAGTCCCATTGTATTTCAACTGGTAATTGGATTGATAAATTTGTTATCGGTAATTTAAAATAAAAGTTATTCACAGGGGTCTATTGTTGGTTGTTCAATTATGTTTAATTCTTGGTATTCCATACCTTCAGGTATTATCCTAAAAATATAATTAGTGTATGGATAATGTGTTCCGTTTAAAAATGGATAATTTACACCTAATCCAGCCCCATCCACATATCCATAACTATATATATCTCTCCATTTAAACACATTATCTGTTGTAGAAAAATATGCGTAATTTGGTATGGCATCAGCTTCTTGAGGATTAGCTTCCTCAATATAGTTTGAGAATACTCTAATCTTTAAACTATAATGGGGTTGATAATAGTATCCTCTTGGGTTAAATAATACATCATTATCGTTAATGTTGAATACAGTAGGGTTGTAGGTTATTTTATGATATAGATTTGATATTACACGTTCTCTTTGTTCGTAATCATTCCATTCACATAATGCCCCATCAACTAAATCACCTTCTTTTAATGGATTAACATATTTGAATGTATATTCTGTATTATTATCAGTTTTTGTATATGTATTATATGTTAAATTAGTATTGGATTTGGAGTTTGATGTTGTCCACCAATTTGTTGGTGTTCCACTACTTGGTAGATTAAATAAATAACCTTGTTTTAATTGTCTCCCAGGTCCTAATGTCCACCCAAAATACCCTCTCCATATTGTGGTGAAAAATAATTCAGTTATTGGTCTTTTTTGATTGTCCAATAAAGGACTAATCGTGATGTCAGTATTGAATGATAATGTATATGATTGTGCTCCTTCTAATATTGATACTCTTGCAACTTGATTGGGGGTTAGTCCTGAACTTTCGTATTTCTTTTTAGTACCAAAAACATTTTGTTCAAATCCCGCTTTTGTCATTACAGCATCATCAGGGTTTGTTAATATTTTATGTCTTCGTACATAATATTTTGATATTGTGTCACCAGTTTTGGTGTTAAATATAATTCGTCTAAATGTTCCAATAACACCATTATTAAACGTTGAGCCAGTGAATCCTGTGTCAACAATATTAAATGTATATTGGTTTGTATCATATCCTTCATTCCCTAATGAATAAACTTGGAATGTGTCATTCCCATTGTAAGTGAAATCCATTTTAAAAAATTCTCCAATTCTTAATCCATGTTTGATTGGACAATTAAATGATATTAATGGTCTTCCTGCATAAGTTCGTTTTTGAATTACGAATGGAATACCAGTTGATGCTGACCAAGAAAATGTAGTGTTTGTTGAATTGATTGTTTCTAGTTCTCTATCAACATTATCAAATGGATAGCTTAAATAAAACCCCCAATTATATGAACTAGCACTCTTGGCAATAAAATCAATATGTGGTGATGTAGAACCAGATGGTATTGTGTATCCTGGTATGTTGTAATCATTTCTAACAAAATCAAATTCATAATATTGGGGATATCCCGACCAAGTAACATTGGGTGATTGTTGAATACATTGAGCGGCCGCAGATATTTCAGGATTAATATAATAAAGATTGTTTTCAAATGGGGTATAATTTGTTGACCCACTTAAAGTATTTTTAAATAGTAATGAGAACTTACAAGATGGTCTGAATATATCAGATAATTGTCTTTCTTCATTGAATACTTGTTCTAGACCAACATTAACACTTCTGTCAAACTCGTCCATTTCTTTCTGAGTTTGTTGTAGTGGTACTTGGAATAGCAAGTTTGTGTTAGGTGCTGATTTGTACCTAAGTGATCCTAAAACAACTCTTAAATTATTATTATTTCCCATTTTTTATAATATTTCACTTCTTATCCATTTTTTAACAAATCTATCAAATGCACTAGCCCCTTTCTTTAAACCAAAATAAAAATAGAATGGAGCTCCAACTGTTACCGAATCTGGTACATCAGTGTTTGTATCCCAAGAATTTCTTAAAGGGTTTAAAGATGGTTCGGTATAGAACGGATTTGTTGCTGGAGGTCTTGTGTCAATTGAGTATATAAAACCTTTTTGGTCGCCAGCAAATAAACTTGTATTTGTTCTAAAATATCTTGAGTCTCTATTAACTCTATCTAAATCTTGATATCTCTTACTAAAGAAAAATGCACCATTAATAGGACTAGTATTCCAATCATTTTTTTGTGAACCAAAAATACTTTGAGCTGGAGGTACAATTCCAGGGGTATTGTCATTGAGGTCAATCTTCCATTGATACAAGGGTATTTCTTGAGAAAAACAACCGAAATAATTAAACGCACAACTATTGTTTGGTAAAACATCATTTCTTATTATTGTACGTTTTGGACTTATGAAATCTCGTATTTGTGTGTCAGCGGAATAAAAAATACCAAAAATAACATCTTTATTCAGACCTGAATTCAAGTACACTGGATTAATAGCAAATTGTGGGGGAATTAATGGTGGTGAAGATGTGACATCTGGATAATTTTCAGTCTCAAATGGAACTACTCCCAATTCTGAACTAATTGATATCATTTGAGCGTAATCGGCATCAACAGCTCTTCTTTGGGTTAAACTTGTTAATGGTTTTCTTGTAAAATAATTAAAAATACTACCACCATCACCACCAACTAAAATACTAAAATAGCTTGAATTGGCTAATCTTGATAGGATTAGTAAATTCAAAATTTCAGATACATCTTGGTATGAGGTTGTTTTCATATTTTTAAGAACATATCCATCAAATTCATCCGAAAATGCGATTTCTTGTAAATAATCCGTTCTAGGTCCTAAATCCATAATTGTCGTTGGGAACAATAAATTATTATTAATGGGAGCGTAATCACCCTCTTTACCAATAAAACCGGTATTTGATGGCGTACCTTGTCTATACGGACTACTTCTATAATAGAAATTATTTGTCTTATCATCAAAATAAATTGTATTTCTACAATATTGGGGAATTGGTCTACCATTATTGTCAAATATAGTGTTATTTTTGAATGCAAAGGCGTATAGTGTTCCATTAACCCAATTATGTGTAAACAAATGAGAGAAAACATTTCTACACGCAGCAAAAGTTATATTTGTCCTAGATAACCATTCCGTTATTAATGCAATATCTGTTGGTATTGACTTTACAATTCTAGTGACCAGTTTATAACAACCTTTCTCAAATATCACCTTTCCTCTTTCTACCGAACAATCTTCAGAAGGTAACAATTCAAAAGTACCACCACCTGGTTTTGTTCCACCACTAATAGCACCATTTGGTATAAACTTATAACATTTCAAGTTTCTACTTTCTTGACAACTATTCATTGTTTGTAATAGTTCTCTTGTGAAATTTTGTGGTGCAGTATCTCCAGATAAGTCGGAATAAACACTTATTTCTTGAATTGGTAAAGCACCTTCATCAGGTATTATGTAAATACCTAGGTTCTGATTTTGTTGTAATGAATAAAAATTACCACAATTCTCTTGTAATCTGTCTGAAGTTGGTAATCTGTCGGAACGCATTACAATTTGTCTTCCGCTTGAGCCTAAAACATAATTAAGTGTTGTTGCTGAACTGTATTTAGGCGCATAATATTCTGATTTTTGTAATACATTATTAGGATTTGTATAATCTTTATATTGTCCTCCTCGAATAATAAATCCACCATTAGCGGCATCTTGGCTTGAGCTAGGGGTATCAGTTGTAAGTGTTGTAGACATAAGTGATGTACCTTCAACAATTTCATTAGGAAAATATCCTTTTGTTCTAAATGTTGATGTCTGAAAATTAGGGAATGCAACACGAGTACATGGTGGTGGTGGGGGTGAATTAAATGAATTGGCTAAAAATTCATAAGTAAAATGATTGTATATTGGTATAAAAGCACCATATTGATTAGACCCAAATAATTTACCCGCACATATTGTGACATTAAAACATGGGTTGAGTTGTGTTATTACACCTGTTGCTCGTAGAGAAGAATAATATGTGTGATTATTACTCGTAAATGAACTGTATTGGGTAAATGATGGTTTATAATAATAAGTATCATAATATAGTTTCATACTAGAGTATGAATCAGTGACCGTTGATGTGGTAATTCCATCATGGTTCACATTTTTAAAATTCCCTTGAATTGGTATGTTCAGTTTAGTCATCCCTGTTATTTGAACCGCGTCTTCATCTTTATAACCAAAAAGTCTTCCTAAACCATATCTTGTCATAACACGAGTAGTGTATGGATCAACACCTCTAACTAAAAAAACAAGTACTTGATTTTCAAAATTATCAATACCTTCTAATGGATTTAGATTAATCGGTGTTTGTTGCCATCTTTTGATACCTTTATACAAGACATTGAATGACATGTCGTTATTAAGAAATCTCTCCCACAAATTTTGTTTAGCGTGATTTGGATTACCAAATGGTATTGTTGTTTGGTTAGATTCAAATTGACTAATAGTCATTGCCGTGATTACTTGAAAATATTCTATATCGGTAGGAAACTTGTGGAAATTTGTATCTGCAGAATTAGGTATTGGTATCTGATAAATTGTTGTTAGTGTTGATGATGGGTTTTGTGGGTCTGTATAGGGAACATTAATTGTTATTGTGCCATTTGTGGTTGCAGTATATTCACTATTTCCTGTTATTGAATTAGTCCCATAAACATTTAATGGGGCTTGATTGTAATTTAAATCATCGCTATTGGTAGGATTAACAAATGATAAAATAGTTCCAACACTTAAACTAGATATACTATCTGGAGTTAATAACATACAAATAACATTATCATAGTGTCCATCAGATATTTGGTTTAAATTTGGTTCTATATTAACTTTTATTCTGTTCACCCCTCCACCAGGATTAGTAGCGTTAGATGATTGTACTAATGGACTTGAGGGGTAACCAAAATACTTGGCTTTAGCGTTAAATAAATTAATTCTTTCCGCTAATGTTAAACTTGTTGTAAAATAAACTGAATTCTCTGGGTTGTCATCATTACCTGTACAATTTATCGCAGAAGGGGGGGTGTAAGTACTAACAATATAATTAGGTACTCTACTATAACATACTGGCGTTAGTGGTGGATAATTTATTCTATACCCTTCGCTTAGTAAGTTGAAATTATTATAATCGGCATTTTCGTCAATTTGATTGGTGTAAAAAAAAGTAGTACCTAAATCAACAATTTGTACTCCCGACACATTTGGTGGGGCTATTGGGGTTGGTGGAAGTCCATCTCCCGCTTCAGCTATAGCTTCTTCGTCATTTATGTCTTGTGCGTCACTACATTTACAAAATTCACATAAATCATATAATAATAATGGAATATCAAGACCTTTCAATCTCCAAGGTAATAATTTAATAAATGCAGTAGTAACTAAAACGGTTAATGCTAACCACCCAAAAGCAACCGCTAGTAATCCCCAACTAAACTGTTCTGCCGCCGCAATAATAGTTAAAGTTAATTGTGTTGCTGCAAATACAGCAATACCGGGTAGTATGAAATATCTAATTACATTAAATAATAAATACAAAGCATGAATAACAAAGACTAGGGCGACCAATACTGGTCTCAATACTGATGAGAAGACATAATATAATAGATATATAAAATCAAATCTCATTATTGTATCATTGGTCGGAAACTTATTATTCACAGACTCACAAGTATCATCCAATATATTTTTAATTGATAATATTCTATTGGCTAAAGTACCACCCCTATATTGGTCAATTAATTGTGATACGGTATAAACTTTGTTATATGAGAATTGATAAAATGTATCTTCACAATTTATGGCCACTTGGGGGTCAGCATAATCATCCCAATCAAGACTAAACGCATATGATTTTTTTGCTGCTTTTGTATATTCTTGAAATATAGGGCTAACAAAATTAGCCTTCAATGGGTCAATATCATTACTGAGTTGCCATCCATATTCTCTAACATTTGGTACTAAAAAGTAAGCTCTCCTTACGTTTTCATTTAAGTCAGGTGATTGATTCCATTTAACTTTAAATCTATATTTTCCCCTAGTTGGGATACCTATATTTGGGTCATTTGATAATATTCGTTCACCAAACTCATTTGTTGTAACATAATCCAAGTTCATTGGTATGTCTAATAACCAAGTACCATTATCATCAATAACTTGTCCATTTTGTTCAAGTTCATATACCTCCAATATCGGTCTTCCTTGAGCATCGTTATCAATTGTTTGTCTAAGTGCTAATATTTCACCAGGACCTGCGGCCAATGAACATAACTCGCCTTGTTTAAATTTAGGTTTACAATTTGATTTCAATGCCAAGTTATCAACATCAGAAAACATTGACCCCATAAAAATGGCGGTAGGTTGTATAACTATATTTGCCTCAGCCGATAAATCAAAGTCAGTTCTGTTGATACCAATATTACAAATATCGGGTTGTCCCCATAAAGGTTCAACCGTTATAATTCTATTGATTGATATGATTTGAGGTAGTTCGTTTAAGTTACTAGATGATTTGAATCTTGTTCCAGATACTTGAGCTTCAGTCGCCAAACCAATTCTAACCAAATCTTGTGGTGCTAATGAAAATTCGCCAATATCAGATAAGTCAATATCAACATGGATTGTCTGAGTTCCAAGTGGAACACCAAATATCATAAAGTCACCACTCTCATTTGTTACTGCGGTATATCTATAATACTTGTCAAATACCTCAATATAACTTTGATTTAATAAGACATCTTCTTTATCGAAGAATGACCCAGTTGGAACGTGATTTGAATATGATTTAACATAAGGTAAAAGATTATATCTATACCCAAGGTCATTTAAATCTGATATTGAACTATAAGGATATAGGTCAGATATAATTGGATTATTTGCATCAATACTTGATAATGGGACAAAGATAGATACCTTACAATTTGGTACACCAAATCCGTTATTAATACTAATTCTACCGATTACAACACCGTAATCTGAACATTGTCTTGTATAAATGTCACTCTCCAAAATCTTGATGGAAAGTACTTCCAAAAACTCAAAATCTTGAGTTAAATGTACTTTAATTGACTTATCTACCCCAACTTGGGTTCTTATTCTATATGAATTTGACATTAATCTATCTTTTTAGATAAATAGTTTATTTGATATTTTCAACAAAAAGATAGAAAACAATTTAGATAAATAAATTACTAGGTGAAATTAGTAGTCTTAAGATTCTTAACCCTCACATTGATATCTTTATTTGGGAAACGAATCTGATATGTTTGACTTGGTTCAGCAAATATTGTATCATCAATCAATTCAATTTGTTTGGTCTCCGCATCCAAATATCTTTGTGATGTTTGTGATGATGAATATTGACCTCCAACTTTATTGAATACTTGAATATCTGATACAGTTAATATCCCATTTTGGGATTGGATTAATCTTCTTATTTCGGAGATATTAACATTTTGTCCCATTTCTCTATTACCTGGATCCATGTAATTTGATACAATATCAATCACTTGAGTAACAAATGCTCCTTGGTTCTGAGTATTATCCAATACTACATCAATATTGAATCCCAAGTCAATAACATTGGCGGTTTCAATTGAGATGTAGTCATTTATCATTCTATAATTTGATAGGTAATTCGCAATATTACTTTTTAATGTATTTGATATGATTTCAGTTAATCTCCCACTATCATCATACGACAACATTTTAATCTTTAGTTTGTTATTTTCTTCAGTTACAGATACTTTCGCGGGAGCTCCAAATTGTGATGGCATTGTTCTGATAATTGATTCATAGTCATTGATTGTTACCGCTCTATTTTGTGCCGCAAAGTTAAACGCAACCAAGTTTCTGATTTCTTCATTTGTGGGAGCTCCAGCCCCACCAATTGCCGCAGTTACATTGGTACAAGATAATGAATTAATAACACTCGTGTTTACACTACTAGATGGTCCATTAACCGCAAAAGATACTGTTCCAATATTATTGATGACATCAACACCCAAATTAGAGCCAGTTCCGCCACCCACTCTATACTGAATAAACATAGTTGTATTAGCCTTTAATGTACTGCCTAAAGCCAAGTTATTGGAATACTTGTATAAGTTCAACTTGAACCCATTTCTTGCGAATTCAGCCAATTGTTCATCAGCTGATTGTGTTCCACCACCGAATGTCATTTTTAAGAATCCTTGTGGGGTATATTCAGTAATAAATTTTGTATTAGTTTGTAAATATCTACCCACTTTAATACCTGGATTATCTGATACCTTGGTTGGGTCTTCAATAAAAACTCTATCTTCAATCAATGCTTTAACTTCATACCATCTACCATCCAATCCTTGGAATTCTTGTTCTGATGGGATACTAGCATACTGTGTGCCGTCTTTTAATAACACACTTGTGACCCCCAATACATTTCTTTCTGGTAAAAATAATTCAAAGAACGGTTTAACATCATTTGGCGTGACAACACGTTTGAATACCTTTGTAACCCCATTTACAACCGTTTCTCTCTTTGTGATTGTATAGTTTAACAATCGGTTATTTGAGTCAAAATTCGGAATTTTTAGACGATTTGGGAATCCTTCTCCACCAACTGGTGACGCAAAATCAATATCATATACGGTTTCAAATACTTGACCACCGCCATTTACTTGAGCTCCTCTTCTTAATATACCACAATATCTTAAATCTTCCTTATCCCCAAAGGCTGGTACTGTTATTGAGAAATCAACCAAAGCGACAGATGGTCTTTGTCCAGGTATTTTTAATCCATATGTTCTTGCGATGTTAAAGATTGAAGACCTCTGTTGAGCATATTGGAGTATTGTTTCTTGAATACTCCTATCTATATTGAATTGTAGATTATCCGAAACCGCAGCATTTAAATCCAATAGTGCCGAAAATACTGAGGCATCATTAAAGTTATCAATTAAGTCAGGATAATATGTTCTAGTAAAGTTAATTAACTCAGTTCGGATTTGTTGAAAATCCCTAGTTGTATATGATATTTTTTTGTTTGCCATAGTTAGATATTGATAATTATAAAATCACTTGTATTAAATGCCGAATCAGTTATTATATAATCTATCCTGATTTTAGCGGTGTGTTCTAGTTGTCCTATATTTGTTACACTAAATTCTTTGTCACCATCACTATTAACATAAAAACCTTTATCTTCCTCACCTTGTGATGCTGGGGTAATTGATATGTTGGTTAAAGTTAACCCTGGTAAATATTCTTCAACTGAAGACCTAATTTCAGACTCAATATCTGAAAATGTTGGTCCATCCAAAGGTTCAAATAGGTATTCGTAAAGACGTGTCCCAAAGTCAGGTAAATAATACCTTGTACCCTTTCTTGTTAAAATTAAATGAATAAGATTACTCCTTATTTCATCATCACTTGTTTGTGATAATGATAAATAATTACCCTCGTATGAATCTCTAAAAGGGAAATTTATTCCATATGTTATTCCGTCTGCCATATTGATAAATATAATGTTTGAATTATTTCTATAAATACCATAAAACAAAAAATCACGACATAATGTCGTGATTCTTATTTTTTACGATGAACATCCAAAACAATCAAATGGTGAATCTTCAGGTTTTGTCTTTATTTGTTCAACGTGAGGTAATGTTGGTGTTGTTTTTGGTTTGTCCATCTTTGATATGTCCATCGCCAAATGTTTCGCCCCA